ACCTCTTGAAGTAAATACTCTATGAGCAAAATAAAAGCCTAGGATGACACCTACAAGCTCTTTATCCCACTCTGTTAATACAAATCCTTGTGTATATAAGCAAAACCACCATACAAGTAATGCGGTAGAAGCGCATGCAGGTCTAATAGCTCCGTTCCATGCATCAATATAACTATTACCTGTTGACTGATTTACGGTCTTTTGCGACGCTATAAAAGCTTCTGCATCAAGCTTCTCAACCTCAGCGTCAGCTATCACCTCAACTTGTTTTATTTGTAACTCGGATGAGACTTTAAGTCTTTCCATTTCTTGGTCATGTTTAGCTTTTTCAAGATCAGCTTGAAGCTTCATTGATTCTAATTCGTGCTTATGATCTTGGTGTTTTGTCCAAGCGGCTGATACTTCTCCCCAAATCATGCGGAAGATAGAACCACCTAAGAATGAAAATAGAGCGCTAAACATTATTTTAAAACTATGCTAAGTAGTAAAAGAATAATAGCGCCCGCAGACGCCATTAAAATACTTTCTAACCTTTTTAGTCTTGCACCTATTGCTTCATATCTTAAAGCACAAACTTCCTCATGCGTGGATAAGCGCAAATCAACCTGTTCAGCTTTGTTCATATTTATTCCATTTCCTTATACTTTTAAACGGGTTTAACCTCTTCACCGTCTTTGCTTTCCTCAGGTTTTGGTAGCTGAGGTTGTGCTTGTTGATGAATTTTTACAACTAGATTCCATGCACCTGTTTTGCTTGGTAATTCACCTAACCCTGCTAATACTTGATTAGTTTCGTCAATTGTTAATTCTAATTTAATGTCCGCCATTTTTTCTCTCCTTTAAAAATTATTCGTATAATGTGTACCAACCTGTTGCTATATATTTATCGCAAGAATACACAGGATTACCTCTGTGCGTGTGGGTAAAAGAAGCGGGGAAAATAGAAACTGTTCCCGCTTTAGGTTGAACCCTTAATCCTTGCCATAAAAATTCTGTTTCACCTTCTCCATTTGGTATGTCATTTAGATATATTGTCCAAACAAGCACTCTGCCTTCGTTTTTTTTGCCATCTTGTTCACAGTGCCAAACATGATAACCTCCGCGAGGAGGAGTCTTTTGTAATTTAATATCTAAAGATGTAGCTTTTAATTGTTTAACTATCCAAAATTCTTCTGCATATAATTCAATACATTTATCTAAAATTTCATTAACTTTTAAAACTATTTTATTAGATTTCTCTGAGGATGGGTACCATGTTTGATAATCATACCTTGACATTTTACCTTTAGAGAATTGAGCATCTTCATTTTTATCAACTTCATTTTTTAAATCTTCTTCAAATAATTGAATAACGTTTTTACAATCTTCTTTGCCTAAAGCATTTTCATAAATTCCAATAAACTGATTGTGCGTTACTTTTATGTCGCTCATTTATATAAACCATGTAATAATTGAATATCTTGTACCTTGTGTCACAGGGATTATTTCATGAGGGTACATAAAATTAGAAGGAAACATTATTGCATCACCTTTTTCTAATTTATATTTTAATTTTCTGTCAAAAAATGCAAACTCTCCGCCATCAAAATTATCATTTAATATAAATGAGCAGGATACAGCACGAGGCCTACCTTTGAATGAATCTGTATGCTGTGTATAAAAACAACCTTCAGGGTATTTTAGTAACTCATATCCACTATCTTCTTCAATCTTGCAGTGTGGAAATTTATTATTATATTCTTGAATACATTTAGCGGCGCCATCAAATATAGCATTATCTAATTTATGTCTTATTTCACTATTTTTTTGTATTACATATGGAAAAGATATAACAACAGTTTGACAGTTTCTTATGTGTTTTTTTACTACTCCCCCCCCAACAATAGTATCTTCCCACTCATCGCTATTTTTAAATTCATTTAATACTTCATCACACAAATTTAAACTTAATGCATTTTTGACTATGTAAATGTAATCTTCTAGTTTATTATATTGCATAATTATTTTTTAAATTTATCAAAATAACACATCCAATTTTCACCGCGACCACGCACATAATGCAAGAATACTTGCCCATATTCTTGACCTTGAAATGCATCACGCCAATGTTCTGAAATCATGCCTAAATAAATAACAGCTTGACCTGATTTTAAGTTATATGATACTTGTTCACCGTTAGGCTTGGTAAACCATATTGGCCATTCTGAACCATCGCTATCTAAATGTAGTGTTACGCTTACCTCACAAGCATGCCTATCTTTATGTCTTTGTAAAACCTCTTCGTTAGCATATATTCTTGCATAACTATATGTTGGAAACATTGGCTCTTCCAAAACTTCAGACATAAATAATATTTTGTCTACAAGCAATTCTACAAACCATCTAAAGTCATACATTGCTAAGGACTTAGGACATTGGTTGTCGTAAGCAAAAGCTTGAGGATTTTTAGCGGCTTCTTCTTTAAAGTACCTATATAACTCTTTTGCTTTTTCTTCTGATATAAAATTATCAATAACTAGATAATTATTATCTAATAGTTGTTGCTTTAATCTCACTTTTTATGCATTAGTCCAAACTTCTTGTAGTAAAGTTGGCCATGTAATATCCCCTGCCACAGGATTAAGTGCATACTGTCTTACAGAGTTTCTGTAGACATCAAATTCATTTTTATTTGCAAGGTATGGATTACTTAAAGCAGGATCGCTGACACTAGGAATTTGTGTCCAATCAGTTGATTGTAATAATGCGATAGCCGTAATTTTATTTTCTTCTGCTGTTGGAGGTGTAGGTGGTTTTGGCGCCATAGCTTCATCATATTTAGCAACACAACATGCAACCCAACTAGGTAATTCTGTAATATCTTGATTGTCTTGATCCCAAAACTCTATCCATCCTAATGTTTCTCTCCACTGAAGTGCTCTTATATTAGATGGTATAGCGCATGAAGATAGATCAATAGCGCAATTTAAAGGCACATTATCCTTAATTACATTATTGTCTATAGGTACGATTGTTAATAACATTTTTTACTCCTCAATTAATTTTGGTTGATTGCTATCTATTGAAGGATAGGCAATCTTTGCGGTTTTTAATAATAACTGTTGGCTGTTTTCGTTGGCTTTAACCATTTCGTTTCGGAATGATTCCACAGCCGCTCCTGTTGATCTTTGTTGCCCTGAGTTTTCTATTAACAACATAGGCATCCACGCAATTGCACATTGGTATTCGTCTATTTGATTACCTGTGTTTGTATCAGTACCTTGAACCCTAGTAAACCATGCACATTGTAATCCAACACAATCTTTTTTAATTAACGGGCAAAAAGTTCCATTTTTTAGTTGCATTCTTACGCGTCCTTGGTTGCTCTAATCACGTCTACATACTTAACAGCTAAATTAATTGCGTTACCTGAGAACGTACCTGACCCTGAACTAAATGAGAATGGGTGAGTATGGTCGCCACCACCACCTGTGTTGTCTGTACCTGCATTAATTGTACTTGGGGCAGGCACGTTTACTTGGGGGGCTTGATAAACTTTATGAATGTTATTACCTGTTGGTGGGTCAGGATTCGCGGTGTTTGTAAATGTGCTAGCGAAAAATGGAGATCCTGCGGCTGTACCTGAAGAAGTAACTCGGTGTGCATGGCTTGGTATCTGTGGTGTAGTCAATGTTGTTGCACCCGCACTACCTGATACAGTACTAATAGATACAGAACCTGTTGGTGTTTGTGACGCAAATGCTGTTGTAAAGCCTACAGAACCGCCTGTGGATGCTGTACCACTAACTACTCTAAGTGCGGCGTCATCTTGAGTTGTTAGTTTAGTAAACCCTGTAGGCGCGGATGTTTGACCAAAAATCATAACCGTACCTGCGGGAATTGTAGTACCCCCCGCCGCAGGGGTTTGGAATGTTGGTAATGCACCTGCACCGTTAGAAGTTAATACTTGAGCCGCTGTACCTACTGAAGCAATAGATTGAAAAGGACCTGTTGTAGTCGTTCCTCCACAAAGTACAGCATATACTGTTGTTGATGCTACACCCGTTCCGCCGTTAGCTACAGGAAGCGTTCCTGTTACATTAGACGTAAGGTTACAATATGTTGTGGATGATGAATTTGTTCCGCCATTTGCAATAGGTAAAACGCCTGAGACGTTAGCGGTTAAACTAGCATATGTTGTAGATGTTGAACCTGTTCCCCCATTA